CGCGCGAGCCATGAATCGTCCTTGGCGTCTATAGAAAACTGGGATTCATCGAGCCAGGGGATCGTTCGATCGGCTGGTGGAAAAGCCCAGTGCCAGTTCGCAATGGCACCCGCGTATTCGCGCAAGTGCTGAGCGCCACTACCAACGGAGTATAGTGACAATTTAGGGTCCGCAATAAATCGCGCTGCCATAAGGCGCTGTGCCTTAGTCACTCGCCAACTTTTCGGTCCATACAGAGGCGAGAAGCCATATCCACCAAGGTGAGCCGGTAAATACCAGTTGGGTGCGAAATGATCTGCACCTTTAAACCAGTCGCCGCGCCACCGAGAAAAGGAATAGGCTATAGAGCCCCGCGACCAAGGACAGTACCGGACCATCAGGCTCAGCTCCTTACCGATCTGGTCTGGAGTTGCGTCTGATTTATCACTTCCCTTCTTCACATTAATACCCTCAACTAAGCGCTGATTGAGGTACCCCTGACGCACCATCTTTCCTCCTGAGCAACGGAAGATACAGGAATTAATCACGCAGACATCGTCCGCGAGGTAATCCTTACCGGCCGAGCTCTTGAATCCCGCTGAAGCGGCCACAGAAGTAAAAATATCCGATAGTGCTTCATCGCACTTGAAGACAATATCGTCCCCATTAATAATGACCTGATCCCAAACAATGGAGACAAGCCGTGCGTTCTCCGGAGACAAACGTCCCCAGATGTCGACGGCTCTGTGGTAGCAAGCGAGGTTCGCGCAACATAATAGAGGAAAGGAAAGGACATGTCCCATAAGCTGGCCCTCCGGAATTTCAACGACAGGCCCTCCAGGTCTGCCATCGGGTTTCGGATAAAAAGCCCGACCAGGATAGAACGAAGCGATGGCGAGCGCATACTGTGGGGAGCCGGACAGGCCCTCCAAGCAAGCAAAGGTCGCGGACCGTTTGAGTAAATCGGTCGCCGCCTCATAGTCACCAGACCTCCAAAGAGGCAGAGGTGACTCGCTCTCCAATTGGTCCAGTCTATGCTGCAAGGCTTCAAACTCTCCGAACATGCTGCTGTAGGGCGTCGCCTTCCAGCAGTCGAGCATCATGCCCTGAGTCGGCTGCAACGCCGTCTGTAAGGGTCCATGACCTGCGGAGATTATCCGGAACTTACCGGGTTCAGCAATTGGGATCACTTTAACTTCGAGGGCCGGAATAGTCAAACGGCCCTTAGCATCTTGACTCGGTGCAAAGTCACGCAGAGCCCAGTCCTGCATCCGCTCGAAGGTTTGGGAACGCCAAATTGCAAGAGACAGGTTCAGGTCTCGCAGGCGCCCCAGAGATCCTCCGGGCAAAGAGGCAGAGCTAGGACTGGCATCTATCGAGTCGGTACACGCGGAGGTGACACCTCCATCCAACTTTTGAGGGAAATGGAAGTGCTCGACCAGGCTCAACGCGCCGCCCTCGCGGACGGTCGCTTGGAGACAGGAAGAGCCACTTGGCAGAAACTTCTGGAAGTTCACCTCTCCCCATGTCTGGGGCATAAAGACCCTTTTTGAGTCTAGGGTCATCTGGCGCCGCAGCTCAGCGGGCAGATCAGGTAAACGACCAGAGGAATTCGACAAACGCGCTCGGTGCTTAGCTAGGGAACTCTCCCTTCTAAGATTCGACAGAGCGGGCCATGCTTGTTTTGCTCCCTTCTGAAGGGAGTAGACGAAGCGAAAGTCACGCCTGGAAATCGAACGCATGACGAATTTCTGCAACCATCCAGTAAAAAGCGGTAAGTGCTCAGGCAGCCAGTCCGGGGCCTGTGGGGCCTCGGTCCGACTGCGAAAACACTTAAAGAGGTAAACCTCCGTCCAGTACTTTACGAAGTCCTGTTCGTGGTTGTCCTTAGAGCTCACTCGACACAGCGTTGCGGCTACGTGCCGCCACGCCGTGAGAAAGCGTTCGTACTCCTTGTATGTCGCAAAGATCTTTGCGCGCCCGTAGGAGCGCCGACAGACAAAGGGCCAAACGAGAGAACGCAAAATTTTCCGGACTGCGTCCGAAGACGCCGGGAGATCGCTCATGGCATGAGCGACCACCGTCGACACTAGGCCAGAAACGGAACGAGTAGAAGACTCATCCGCTTGAAACCATGTGCCAGTAACTAAGTTGTCACCAAACTGACCTGTTTGGGAGACGGCTGAACTTGCCGGCGGGGAATTCAGGATCAACGATAACCCCGGGTTTGGCGCTGACAAAACACTTGTCGACG